CAGAAGCATCTAAATCAGCAAATGAAGTGGATGAGCCCAACGTCCATGCTTGCAACTTGTCAGCATTGTTTGTTGTGATGACAGTTTTTCCAAACTGAGTAAAACGAACCTTGTCAGTAATACCAGTAGTCATTCCTGACTTAACCAGAGTTAATGCGCCAACACCATCAACTGTATAAATCTTGGTTGTGCCAGATGTAAACAACTGAGTTGTTGAGTCTGGATTCTTGGCAGCGTACAGAGTGATTAGTTCTTCGGCAGCAGTACCAGAAAAGGATACAGCACTAGGGAAAGGGCCGTAACCGATAGCCTGAGAAACGACATTCTTAGCGTCTGTTAACGCACCAGAAATACCAGACTGGTCAGGCATCCATTCGCCAAGAGTGATTCGTTGTGTAGGCATATCAGATATATGTTGTTTGCATTGCCAAAGGAACGCCAGAGAATTGACCCTTCTCATCAGAACGAGTCAACGAATTCATAGCCCTGTCAAACATAGTTCCCCATGTGTTGATTCGAGCATCATTCATCAAATATGGTTCTGCTTCTAGCAAAGACGCATACAGAAGCAAATCAGGACACACAGTCAAGAATGTATTTGATGTATTGCTGTCACTCAAGAAAGGAGGAGCAATAGAGTAAACCAAACTCAATTCGTAGTTACCATCAGGAATTGGTGCTAACTTAAATGTGGTTGACAATACAGTGTAATTTAATGGCTTGCCTACATCCATGCTTCGTGAGTTACGAGAGAACAAAGATGGAGATTCGTAGTTCAATGGCATTACTGGATTTCCAGCAACTACAAAATCTTTAACTTCCAAGAAGTCAGATGGGATATTAACTGTTGCTGTACCAGAAGTGCATGTCAGAGTTGTAGTTGACAACATCTGGCGAATACGCAAATCTCTACGCAAGCGTACTTCTGCCAAACGAATAAAGTCTGGGATTTGAGTTGTTAGGTCTGAACGAGCCAAATATCCTGCGATAGTTGTCTGTAGTTCAGTATAGGTAGTAAAACTCATACAACTCCTGTTCTAGTGCGCCATGCACGATTCAATGGGTCATTTAGGAACGCTGCAAAACGTTTCTCATCAAGAACAGCATAACCACGCATGATGCCTTGTTTGTTTAGGTCATCAATAACTGTTAATGGGATAGATGCAACTTTATTGCCAAACAAATTATCTGACCATCTTGCTCGTTCATCAAAAGAGTTATATTCTTTTTTGTTCTGCTCAATAATGTCTGAAACATCTTGACGAGTTTGAATAATGATGCCGCCTTCACCATCGGCATGAACAGCAGTTTCTCTAATGTTTTTCATAGCTCAATTCTATCAGTTTGACTAGAAAAGAAAATGCCCCAGAGGTTTAATTCTGAGGCATTTGGTGTCAAGTCTATGCGACTATCATGGCGTTAAATCCGCAATAATGCCGTGTGCAGCTTGGTTTTTGATTTCCAAGGTGTACTCAGCCAACAACTGTGTTGACTCATTGTCGCCAGTAACAGCCAATTCGTTGGTCTGGAAAGGACGCAAGTAAGCGATAGCAGCCATGTCGGGGTCAAGCACAAATGCTGTCTCGTCACATGAGTTTGTGGAAGTCATGAAGCGGTTAGGAACAACAGAAATTGTACCGAAATCGCTCATGTACACATCAGCAGCGGCCACGATTGTGGTTGGGCTGTTAGATGGAGCCATGAAACGCTGAGCAGCGATACCAGCAAAAGCTGAAACCACTTGCTTGTGCGCAGGGTTGACCATCAACACTTTGGGGTTGCCACCAGATGAATACACGCTCTTAACAACAGATTGCAACAAGGCTTCTGTGAAAGTGCGGTTTGTGCCGTTTACACGAGCAGTTGTACCCAAAGAACCAGCAACACCATCAGTACCGCCAGAGTAGTTGCTGTTCAGCCATGCTTGCAGACCGCCCAATTTACGAGCAGTAGTGGAATCACCATTAGAAGCAATCTGGTTGCTCAGAACGGAAGTTTCCATGTCACGCTTGATTTCAGCAGAGGCTTTAGCCAATTGATAAGCCTTTTCAGACTTACGACCAGCTTTATCTACGCTTTGCAAAGTGCCAGAAATCTTGATTGTTTTCTGTGCAATCTGAGTGCGGTTGCCAACACGAGTTGTTGGGGACATAGTAGCGTCAGATGCTGTAGCACCCTCAACTGCAAAGTTTGACAAAGTAGCAGCAGCCAAGCTGTCAGTCTGCCACTCGTGATAAACAGCAGTAGCCTTAGTCTTGCCAACTGAAGACATGAAAGGCGTGTCTGTGGGGCTGATGTTATAAATAACATCGGAAAGGTCTTCGCGCTGACCAATAGCGGTATATGTTTGATAGGTAGCCATTTAAAACTCCAAAAATTAAAAGAATCGTTCAAATGCTCGGGCAGCGTCTGCAACTTTTCCAGTTTCACGCAACCTCTGCATAACTTGTTTATCTTGTGATGACTTCGCAGGAGGCACAGAAGTCCCAGAACGCATCATCTTAGGAGCAGCTTGAAGTTTCTTGGTTACTTCAGGCTTACTCTTTTGAAGTTGCTCATACTTCATCGCCTTATACAAACTCACCACAGCCCGACTGTCATATACGGAACTGAGTTCTTGGTCAGTCCACCCAACAGACTTCGCATAATCACGGATTTGTTTCCGAATCGCATCACCCTGTGGCGTAGCTAACTCAGGAATCAGACCAACTAGCTTCTCAGATTCTTGACGCAAGTGAGTTTGCAAAGAGGCTTGTTGCTCGGCTTGTTGCTGTTGTGCAATGCGTTGCTGTTCTTGCCTAACTACTGCTAACTGCTTCTCACGCTGACTCTGCTCAGCTACCGCTACGGCATAACCAATAGGGTCTGTTTCCTTTAGAACATCTAAGTCCACACCCTTATTTTGCTGCGTAAGGAAGCTATCCAACGCTTGCAACTTCTGGGCATATGCCTGTCGTTCTTGTTTCACTTGCTCTAGGTGAATACGCTCTGCTTCTACAGCTTTGCGTTGTTCAGCTAAAGCCTGAGACTTTTTAGTGTAATCCGTACCTTGTTGATAACCTTTGATAAGTTCATCAAGTTCTACCTCGACTTCCTCACCAGATGCCTTAACTTTATATCGAGGCTTTGGCTGTTCTTCTTCGGATTCCTCCTCAGAATATTCAACTTCATCAGATGCTTGTAGTTCTTCTGTTTGTTCCTCAGATTGGCCTTGTTCGGCTTCGTCAGAATCACCCATCAGTCCCTCAAACGCTGAAGCGGCTTGGTTTACATTTAGGCTTTCACTCCCTTGTGGGTTGGTGTTTTCCATGTGTCATCTCAAAAATCGCCAGACGCCTTCTGGACGGAGGTGTAGCTTTTAGACTACAGAATTTTCCACTTTTTCTCTCTAATCACAGTTTCCGAGGCTAAGCCTTCTAGGTGTCCTGTAATCAGTTCTAATGTCTTAATGTGCCTGTAAGCGTCTTCACGCCTATCAGATTCTTCAGCACTTGTGTTAATTATTACACTAATCTGCTCTTTTTTCAAATTATCTATGACATCTTTGAAAAAGTCATCATTTAGTAAGTTTTTAGCCCATTGTGCTAGAAGCTGTTTGTCCATATTGGTTTTGTATTCCAGAAATAATATCGTTAATACTTAAGCTACTAGCTGACGGCATACCTTGCTTGCTACCCAAGATTCCCATCAAATCGTTATAACTCAGGTTTGATGGCTGTGAGTATTGCACAGGCTCTGGCACTTTTCCATAATTGGGGTCTAGGAACTTCTCCCATTGAGTACCAATCAACAGATTACGATTACCGAAGTCAATTGGAGCTAATTGTGTAGCTGGCGCAACAGTTGTTTTTGGAGGAGTCGCCCAACTTTCTGGAGGAGCAACAACTGGATATTGCGGTGTTGTTGATGTATCAGGAGTAACAACTTTATTGATAGCAGCCAAAGCAGGAACAACACTAATTAACTTAATAATATCTGAAGTTGTTAAAGTTGTATCTTTTTTAGTCGGGTCAGTAGTAGTAGTAGTTGTATTTACTGGTGTTGTTGTTAATGTAGATGGTATTGTAGTAATCGCCGCTAATGTATCGCCAACAGTTGTAATTTTTGGACGATCAGCAGTAATCTTTACTTCTGGAGTTGTAGCAACGCCACCACCAATAGTGGTATTGATTGCATTGATTACATCTTGCTGAGTAGTTGGTGTTGTTTTCGCCCCAGTTACTGTAAGAGTTGGAGTTGTAGCAAATACATCACCAATACTTACATTTGTTGGTCTTGCACCTGTAATTTCAACAGCATCAGATGCAATATCAGGGGTAACTGCATTAACTACAGAAGTTTTGCCATTAACAATGTCTTGCAATGCTTGTTGTGCTTCTGGGCTATCCATGATATTAGCCATGAACTCATCATAAGTTGTTCCAAACTTAGGAGTTAAGCCAGCAGCAGTATCGGCAGCAGCAATAGAGTCATAAGTTGATTTGTTAATTAAGTCGCCTAATTGCGAGCCACCATAAACAAGGCCACCACCAATTAAACCAGCTTTAAGTGCATCACCTAGATTTTCACCACTACCGAGCTTAGTGCCAGTAGTTAGCAAACCTTGACCAACTGCTTGACCCGCAGCCCCACTTAAACCAAGTGATTGACCAATACCTGCGGGAAGACCAAACAATGTACCCGCTGTTAACGCAAAGTCCATCAAGTCTTTTGTTGCATTAACTTCTTGCTGAGTTCCTTTTTGCTCTAATTCTCCAGTTGGAGTGTATTGGCTATAGCCACCGCCAACCTTATTTTCATTTGCCTTGTATGTAATTACATTCTGCAAACCGCCAACTTGTTGGTCTTCTCCAGAGCCAATAGTTTGGTTAACTGCTTGAACATAAGTATCACCAAGCAATACAGTTTGATTAGGCGGCAACGTTGCAGCCACACGAGCAGCAATTTCTCCCTCAGATGTTCCAGTAGCTTTTGCAATGTCAGCAGGGCTAACGCCATAAGTTTCCATTGCTTTAGCAACTTCTGCATCGCTTGGATTAGTAAGCAAGAAGTCAATAATTTGCTCATGAGTTGCAGCCATGATTAACCTTTAATCTCTACGTTAGATGTAATGCCAGCACCAATCTTCATTGCTTTCAATTGGGCTTCTGCTTCAAACTCTTGTTGCTTCATAGCAAAATAAGCCTGTTGTTTCTCACGCTCAAGCATCAACTTAGCAGCTTCTTTCTCACGCATCAATTGCATTTCAAGAGCAGCCTTTTGTTGTGCCATCTCCATGTCAATCTGCTGTTGCTGTTGCTTCAACTGAATGTCAGCTTGTGCTTTAGCTTGGTTAGCTTGTATCTCAGCCTGAGTTCGAGCCATGATTGCTTGCACTTCTGGAGGCATTTGCTGTGGCTGTGGAGGAGGATTCGAGAGCATCTGGTCTTGCTCTGGTGTGATTGGCTTGTAGAACTCAGCAGAATCCTTAAAGCCAGCAATCTCAACCATGCGTCCCAATGTGCCACGATACTGAGCAGGGGAAACATATGGATTGGCAGGGCCGTACTGAGCAATCAACTGCTCTTGTTTAGCCAGAACCATTGACAGCATAGCCATCTGCTCTTGTCGGTTACCAGCACCCAAGCCAACATTGATAGCCACATCGTATTGGTTAGCCCATGTACGAGGGTCAAACTCTACGAATTCACCACGCATACGCACCAAACGAGGCTTGTCTTGGTATTTGCAGAGCAGATGCAAGATGCCTTGGAACAAAGACTTAACACCAGTCTCTGCAAAGATTCGAGCCATCAGTTCAATCTTACCTGCGCCAGCTTGTTGCATCGATGCAACTGCTGCTGCTGTGACATTCTGCAAAATAGCAGGGTCAAGACCTTGTGAAGCATCAGACACACCAGTACGCTTAGACTGGACTGTATCCAAGTACTGAAGCATTGGGAAAGCCTGAGATGCCACATTCTGCACAACCAGTTGTTGAACAGCATTAGGTGACTTGGCACGAATCACGCCACCAGCGGTAGATGTAAGCAAGTCATCAAGGTTTACTTGACCTTCAACAGCAACCACTCGTGCGTTGTTTGTCAGATACAAGTTATCCAACATCTGACGCGTGATAGTGGTCTTAATCAGTTGCAAGTCAGTTGTTCTGTCAGCAAGTGAGTTGCCAAAGAACTTGTGTGGAATTGGGATAGGGCAGATTGAATGGAATGGAACATAGTCCACTTCTTCAACGGCTTCCTTACCATTCTCATCTTGCAGAATCTCGTTTGAAGCGTAGAAAACCTGAGTCAGAGTAGCAATGCCTTTGCCATTCATGTCAGTCTTCACATAGCACTCAAAGACCTCAATCTCTTGCATTGATGGGTCATCAGTCTGCACTTGGTAAGGCTGCTCACCAGCAGAGTAACGAGCAACTCGCTCTGGTGTGTAGGCTAGTGCATCATCCATCTGCAAGCCTTCAACTTGCTTCTTGTTGAATCCCATAGCAATCAAGTCACTACGAGTCAACATCTGACGATGGGCTACGAATGGGCTGTCGGCAATAGTACGAGCCTTCTTGCTAATCAAGAACTCCTCTGGAGGAACATTCTCAATCGTTACTTTGCCTGATTTCTTACGCTTTTGGACTACGACATTGTGCGTAGAACCCATTGCTGGCATACCAGTTGGGTCAATGACTGGCTGTCCCATTGGGTCATAGATTGGAAACTCTGTCGTATCTTGCTCGACAATTTCCATTGTTTCATCACTCATCAGCATTGCCAACTCGTCATCAGACAAGTCAAAGTAACGCTCTTTAGTAATGTCTTCTTTGTCTTCCCAATATGCTTTTAAGATGCCGTTCTTCTGCATCAAAGCATCTTTGAACCAATCATGCAGAATGGCTACGCCTTCGTTGTCACGCAAGAAGACCCAATTGCAATAATCAGTAGCTTGCTTGGCAGACGCTTCGTCTTGTGGGCCTTGTGGCTCAAAGATAACAATATTGTCTGAGCCTGTGAAAATACGAACTAAGCTAGGTAACGCACCATCAATCGCTTCTGCTACTTCTCCAGTAACGATTTTAGACTTGCCTTCAACTTCGTTCCCGAGTGGTTGACGTAAATAATATTCAAGTGCAATTTTGCGTTGCTTGACTGTCTCACTCTCAATAAATCCAATCGCGTCGTCCACCTCTGCTTGGATGATTGACTTTAAGTCAATTGTGTTCATAGCCATACCTTATTGAATAGTTACACTAGCTTGCATAGAGTCTAGTTTCTTCAATGCAAGGTACTTTTTACGAGATTCTGACATTTTACGCTTAGTTTCTTCTGAAGCCTTATTTCCTTTATGCGCTTCAGATAGATTCTTTTTGGCTTGTTCAGTAAATTTAATCCCAGTTCTAGCAATTTTACTTTTTTCAATTGCTTCTGGCGACATCTTTTTCCCAGTATTACTTTTGGCAATCTTGGCACTTACAGCAGGGTCTTGCTTTCTGCCAGTTAGTGCTTTCCGTATCTTTTCCTTTGTTTCTTCTGAAACAGAAGCACCATAACGATAGTGATTTTCTCCACGAGAAATACGCTTATCAATAGTTTCTTTACTTTGCTTTTTACCAGTTTGTACTTCACTCATGCGTTTTCTAGTTTCAACGGAAAACTCTTTGTTGTACTCACCACCAGCAGTTAAGTTGTAACCATTGTGGAAAGTATCAAAAACAACTATCCAATGGCGTTCTCTTGCTTCTAAGGAGTCAACATCACATTGCTCTAATACTTGCCAAGTAAACGCATCAATGCCGTATTTTTGCATTGCAGCATAAATAGCACTACGCCTATTCTTTGTGTTTACCCAAGATTTATGCTGTATCCACCTACGATGGATGTTTTTAGAAATGCCAATATAAGACTTACCGCTACTTATGTGGGTAATCTTATAAACTCCGCATATCTTGTTTTGGCTCATTAAGTACCTTTGGAGGGCGTCCCATTCGGGGTTTGTCCGATTTTAACTCCTTAATGACATTTTCCAACATTTCGATTCTTAATTCAAGTTCTTTCACTTTTGGGGCTAAATTGATACCCTGACGCTCTACATACATTAGACAATCCATTTCGGCATTTGGTTAATCGGTTTAGACCATGTACTGTGACCTTCATCAAGTCCAAGGGCTAAGTAGCGGAATGAGTCCGAGCCATGCGATGACCAGTCATGCAATGGACGCTCATAGAAAATCTTACGCTTTTCATCGTAATCTCTGCGGTAGTTTCTCAGGCAGTTCAGACCTGTCTGGACTTTAGGAACATTGAACCAGCACCTTGGCAGCAAACGCCTTACTGCTTGAATACCATCATCTAAGCCCATTCTTGGCGCAATCTTTATCTCTAGACCTGCTTCCTCAAGCATTTCTAGTCGGCTTTTTCCAGAACCTAACTCTCTGACCCTAACGTCATGGGGCAGGATATGCTCTGCTTTGGCATAGTCATTGTCTCGAATCCACTTCACATAGTGGTCTAGTCCAACACCATGATTCTCGTAGTAGTCAATCAGACGCACCTCAGTACCTACTAACTGAGCAACCCAGATAGAAGTTGAATCACCCATACCCAAGTCCCAAGCAGTAAATGTACGGCTCAGTTCCTCTCTGGGAATGTCTTGCATATGGTGCTTGTCTTCTAGTTCATTGAGGATTTGCCCATAGTAAGAGCCTTCTACAGCAGCGTCAAAGCTACATTCAAACTCTTGGCGGTACTTATCCTCACCCATCTCATTACGAGCAGCCTTCAGTTCTGTATCGTCCACAACCCCTGTCTCGGAGGCTTTGAACTCTAGCAAACCCCATCCATCCTCATTCATTGCCCTGTCACGCAGTTCTTTGAAGTGATTGTGACCTTTGGGTGTACCAATAAATAAGCATCCACCTTTTCTATCAGCTAGTGCAGGGCGAATGATGTCTGTCCAAATCTTAGGATTCTGGTCTCCAATTTCGTCCAAAATAACGAAATCAAAGTACTGACCACGCAAGGCT